GCTTCCGGCCTGACGGGAGTGACTACCGCAAGGTCGCTCTGCTATGGATGCACCAGCCTTGTCGAGGCTGACGTTTCCGGCATGTCAAACGTAACGGATGTAAGGCACATGTTCTATCATTGTACCTCCCTTGTCTCCGTTGACGTTTCCGGCATGTCAAGCTTAACGAATGTATTGCACATGTTCTATAACTGTACCTCCCTTGTCTCCGTTGACGTATCCGGCATGTCAAACGTAACGAATGTGTCGGACATGTTCCGTAACTGTGCTGCCCTTGAACGCATTGATGCTCACGGAATGTCAAGCTTAGGACAGCTGCCTTTCAGCCCTGCGGATCACCCCAATCTTCATGACGTAGACATATCCGGCATGACAAGCCTCACCAGCTTGGACGAGGCGTTCAGGAACCGCACTTCGCTTACGAGGCTCAAGGCTTCCGGCCTGACGGGAGTGACTACCGCAAGGTCGCTCTGCTATGGATGCACCAGCCTTGTCGAGGCTGACGTTTCCGGCATGTCAAACGTAACGAATGCGGAAAGGCTGTTCGAGTCATGCAAGAAGCTCGCCAAGGTGAATGTATCAGGGATGACAAAGAACCGCTATCTGTGGGCCGCGTTCCGCAATACAAAGCTCACGTCGGTTGACCTGTCCGATTTCACTTCCGTCACAAACGCCGGTGCGCTGTTCGATGGATGCACGGACATTCAATATGTGGACATGTCTACAATGACGCGGTTGACGTCAGTTCAGCAGATGTTCAAGAATGCTTCCGCATTAAAAGAGGTGTACGGGTGGTCTGTCCCGCCGTCAGCTGATATTAGGGACTGCTTCCTGAACTGCCGGAGCTTGCAGACGGTATATACTAAAGACACCATGCCTGCCGATGCGGAGTGGAAGGTCTGGGACATCAGGAAAAACACCGGAAATTCTCGGAGCGACGTGACCATCCATGCCAAAGACGGAACGACAAGGACGGTTCAAGTCCCGGCATCTGGGGCTTACACAATTGAGGCCGTCGGAAAGACTGACGAACTGCTTTTCAGCGGCAATAATTCCGTATCGTCATCCAACATCAGCACAATGCTCGAAAGCATGGTTCCGCTTACCACGAGAACCGACGTCCTGCCGCCGGATGACGACAATTTTATACTGCGAGCAAAAGACGTGTCAAAGTTCAGGACTAACCTCCCTCTGTCCGGGTTCGTCAACAACCTATCGTCCATCAACGGCTGGAACGAGTACCTTGTGAGGGTCTATCCTGAAATGCCGACGAGCTACAGCAACTGCGTGAGCAGGCTCAGGGCTTATATGACCGCTAATTCTCTTGCCGACCTGCATTTCCTCGCATGGAGCACGCCGGAACAGCTTGCCGCATTGGGATTCACGACGACAAGCGATATGATTGTTGAGCTGACCATCACTGCCTCGCTGCAAAGAGGTATTCTGCATAATGCCTGGTGCTCATCCAAATACGGAGGCGTGAATTCTGAATATGTATACTCCGACGGATGGAAAGCGATGACAAATTACTACAACAGCTTCTGCGTCGGGGCGGCGGGGTTGCAGGAGTTCTCATACAGCGCCGCTCCAGGCAGCAAAAGAGGTCTTGTCATAGGCCCGTACGACGGGAAACATATTGAGTGCGGCCTTGATTCCGGCGGAAACCTTACGATGATCGCGAAGACCGCCGCCGCTGCCCGTGGAAACCTTTCGCTCGATGCCGACGGGCTGATAATCCCCACCCATGCTCCCGCCAATCCTCAGATCGGCATGATCTGGATATCGTAGGAAAGGAGAGGCGGCATGTTCGACGACGCGCATCAATTGACCTGGGTTTCCTCGGACGGAATCACAAGAACTCTGTCCGGCTGGTACCCTAAATACAACACAAGCTGGTTCTGGAGCCTCGCGCCTGCCAGACGGACGCAGGTGCTTAACGGCCTCAGAGCCATCAACTGCACGGCAGACGGGAACTCAACTAAAAACAACACAGACATTTCCTTATATTATGCGGCGGGAAACAATACCGAGAATACAAGGATGATACTGGGATACGCACATTCATGGACGGATACGGAGCAGCTCGGCTATAAGTCAAAGTTCCATCTGGCAAAAGGGGATTCGTCCGGCAATAATGCATGGGCCTCATACGGCGTGCATGAGACCGGGCGCTCCCCGGAGCGCGGATACACAAGAAATATGAAAGTCGCTGTCTCTGATGTTTGGGCGTGGACACTGAATTCCTCAATTCAGGTATTCGACCCGTTCCGGGCGGTACTGCAAAGAATATATGACGACAGCGCATTGGAATTCCGTATTACTTGGCAAGCCAAGTATACCTGTTATAACGGATACAACAATATTTACAAGGCCGAGACTACCGAAGACATGACATCGATACGCGGACAGAATGAGTGGGTAGAGCTGTATTTTGACCATAACTTTCCGACGAGCGGGTACGTCTATTTCCAGCAGTCCAGCGGATACGTGGAGATCAAGGACGGGTCCGCCTGGAAAAGGCTTGCTGACCTTGCATGGGAAGTAGGAGACTCCCCGGCTCGTACTCCGGCGATGAACAAGAAGCAGGATTATTATGCTGAGGGGTACGGGCAGGTCGTCAAGGTTCATCCGCTTTCCAACTGAAGGGGTAGTGCACCCCTAAATTTGGACAAATCGCACGTTAGATTCTGATTGACAGCCTATCTCAGGAATGCTGTCAACTGCGTCCCTTTTCTTTTTGTCGCTGACCACTGCATACTGCATCGTCGTCTGCACCTTGGTATGACCCAGGATGCGCATGACCGTGTAGATACCGGCTCCGTACTCCAGCAGAAGAGTTGCAGCCGTATGGCGTGCCGTGTGCCAGGAAACGTTTTTCCGGATTCCGGCTTCGTGCGCCCATCCCTTTAAATATCTGTTGGTTGTTGTATGGGTGGCGGCAAGATACGGGAATACCGGATCGGATGCTTGGATTTCTCTCCCGTCAAGTATGAATTCCAAAGTTTCGGCCTTAATCGGCACCACGACCAGTTTTCGCGTCTTCTTCTGACGACGTGTGATTTCCATCCGCTCGGTGTCAATGTCCGCCCAGGTCAACAGGCACAGGTCGGAGACCCTGAATCCTGTCAGGCATCCGAATATGAACGCCCGCCGGATGTCTTCCTGCAATTCTGGTTCCATGGATCCTGCACGTGCATAGGGAGTGGAAAACATCTTCCTGACCTCATCAACAGTCAAGAATTCTTTTTTGCTGTCCGGCACCGGAATGTGTTTTATTCCGCTGGACGGATCCCGGGGAAGCAGCCCGTCCCTTACGGCTTTTTTCAGGACCTGCCGGACGACACAGCAGTATTTTTCCTGTGTGTGAGCTGATTTCAGCCCGGAATCTTTACGCATCCTTTCCTGGAAATCTTCATACCAGCTTGCAGTGACCGCCGACACCTTTACACCACGTCCTCCAAGCCGGTCTAGATAGGGCAGGCACTTTGCCATGGAATCCCCGGACTGGGAATGCTCACATACTTCCCTGGCATATTCATATAGCGTCATACGGCTGTCTCCGGCATCGACCCCGTTCATCTGTCCCACAATCTGAAGCTCTCGTTTTGCCCGGAGAATTTCCGCCATCTCCATAACCTTCTTATCCATTGCCGGATTTTTCGACCGCCTCAATGTCGTTGTCTCTTCCGTTCTTTTGCCTCCACATGTCACCACCAGGTGAACAATGCCCCTTCGGGTTCTTATTTTTACGCCCATTTTTCCTCCTTTCCGCTGTTTGGTGCAAGTTCTAATGACCGCACTATAACCGCATTATGACCCCCGAAGGGGTGCAAGTTCCAGTTTAGAACTGGTCAACCATGGATTTTTGGAGGAACCAAGATGTCAATGTATCGGTGAAAAAAATTGCATGAAGGCTGGGAAACAAGAGCCTTGAACCCTTGTGGAATAAGCATCCGAAGGATTTTTGGACATAAAAAAAGACCGCCTGAAAAAGACGGTCGCCGTTATGCCCGGAACAAGACTTGAACTTGCTTTTTCTTGTATTACAAGCAATTAACAACACCCGACCGCATTATGACCGCTTGATTTCTCCGCTTTCCAGATGCACTTTGGAGCGGATGTCTCAATGATAGACTGATTTTAGCATGGTGTCAAATTCTTCCGGGGCTTGTGCGGACAAAAAAAGCCGGGAAAAACCCGGCTGCTGTTGGAAATTTTCAATCAATGTTTCATGCGAACACAGGACGCTTCTTTTCTTTCGCGCACTGGACCAGATACATGTTTATAAGCACCTGATATGCGACCCCGGTTTCAGACGCAAGCTCCTTGAAGTACGAAATCACGCTTCCGTCAAGGTTGATCGTCACGGGCTTCTTTGTTTTCTGTTTGGCTTCCTCCGTCGTGTTTCTGGCGGCTTCAATGAGCTGTTGTCTCATTTCCTCCTGGTTCTTGCAGGGGACGAATTCATCCGCATGATCTTCATACCACTGTTCTTCTTCGTCAAGCGGGGAGTCCCAGAAAGCCTTTTCCCGGAAAGACCTTCTTTCTTCTTCGGTTGCATTGTCATAATCAAACTTCTTTGTCATTGGCTGCATGTTAAATCCTCCCTTTCAGTTTTCTGCAAGGATAGACGGTTTTAAGAAACCATCCGCCGTTTTCCATGACAACGAACGGAACTGCATAGGGATAGCCGTCAATGCTCACAATCACCCTCATCTGTCCAGGATGTCCTGGGTTTTCTTCAGGACCCACAAAGCGTCCGTCTTCAAGCTCTTCCTTTACAAGCTCAAAGCTGATTGCCCTTGTGTCCTTCAGGATTCTGTTCTTCTCTTCGTTCCATTCGATTATCATATTTATATTATACATATAAAATTGAGGGTGTCCATAAAAATTTGAACTTCCAAGTTGTCGCAGTTATTTTTTCCCTCCGAACACCTCAAGCCGTAACCGTTCCGCTGTTTTTTTTCCTGCTGTCCAATACTGCCCGCATCTGGACAAGGAACGATGCCCGCTGTTCGTCCGTCAGCTCCATCCAGACCGCCAGAAGCTCCGTCTGCATCGGCACCGCCCCGGAAGATTCCTCGCCAAATATTAACCAGTCAGTAGAGACTTTCAAATAAGTTGCAATTGAAGCAACGACGTTTGCGTTTGGGACAGACCCTCTCCCTGCCGCCCAACTAGACATAGTTGACGACGAGATGCCGAGGTCTGTTGTAATGGCTTTACGGGTTTGATTCCGAGCATGAAGCACAGAATCAATCCTCTCCGCAAACTCTTTGCCTGTCATATTTATATTATCGAAATTTGAAATCTCGATATTTCGTAAAAAAATACTTGACATTCTCGCTAAATCGTATAAAATCCAGATATTAGCTCGATATTACGAGTTTTCGCTCGCTATCCTACGCATAGCGTAATCAGAGAGATATTGACATATCTCTCTGATTACGCTATCCTACGCATAGCGTAATCAGAGAGATATTGACATATCTCTCTGAATGAATGTCCAGGGAAAGGTCACGGGGGCGCGGAGCCTCAAATTTTCTGGGGGTTCAAGCGAGAAAAGCCCGGACGGGGTGGGGACTGCCGCCGGACAGAGAAGATTGTGGACTAAGGCCGGACGCTCCCGCGTGGAGTGAAAAAGCCATGGTTATACAGGAGCCGTCCCCTTGTGCGACATTGACTGCCGACCTCAGACATGTCGCACGTCCCCAAGGGAGCGGCTCTTTTTTTTTGCCTTGTGAAAGGCATAGGAGGTCATTATGGGAAAGCCGGTGACAATCCGGAACGCGCCGGAAACGCCGCTGGAAAACAGGATCTGGCTGAGCGTGCCGCAGGCGGCGGTGTACATGGCCCTGTCGACCAACACGGTTCGCCGTCTGGTTTGGTCGAACGCCGTGCCGTCGTACAAGCCCAGCCCCGGAAGGGTTGTGCTGAAAAGGGCTGACCTGGACAGGTACATGGACGGCCACAGGACTATGAGCAACGAGGAGATGATGGTCAGATCGGAGCAGATGCTTCTGGAGATGGAAATAAGAAGAAGGAGGAAAATGTAATGCAATTGGAAACGGACGGGGAAGATTTTCGAAGGGCTGAAAAATTGCTTGAGGAGAATTTCGGAGGTCTTGACAGTTTTGTGGAGGACGCGGGGAAGTCCGTTCCGCGTTCATGGGAGGGCACATGGTGACGTCACTCGTGAACGGGCGGTCTTTTTTCGTTGACGGTCTGGAGGTGTGCGGGGATGAATGACTACAACTACAGGCGGCTCATAAGGAAACTGGAAATGGAGCAGTCCTCGGCAAGGCGCGCGCTGGATGTCCGCGATCTTGCGGGGCTGGAATACTGGATGGGTGCCATGAAATCGACGGCCGAGGAGCTGGACATTTTCATGCGTACCCATGAGGTGGGGAAATAATCATGGACATGGAATTTGACTGGGGGCCTTTCGGGGCGATCCTTGAAGACTACAGGAGCGGCAGGATGTGCCGTCGTGATTTCGTCCGCCGCTGGGCTGGCGAGCAGGAACGGCAGATGTCGCTGTACGACTTGAACGGAGGAAGCGGAAGAATATGCAAGGCGAGGCGATGAGCGTGGACGAGGCGAGGGGGACAGCCATCAAATGGCTGGAAAGCACCGGGAACCTCCAGAAGTTTTCGGAGAGCGAAAAGAACCTGTTCCTGGACATGTGCTGCGCCTTAAAGCTGAACCCTTTCCGGAGGGAGATCTACGGAGTCAAGTACAAGGACAGCTTCAACATAATCATCGGCTACGAGGTCTACCTCAAGAAAGCCGAGGGGATCAAGGGCGCGGACGGGGAACGCCTGCTTTCCGGCTGGACGGTGGACTTCGGGAAGGACGGGAACGAGTTCACATGCACATGCACGATCCACCGGAGGGACTGGGCGGAACCATTCACGCTCACTGTCTGGCAGTCCGAGTACGACCAGGGCAACACGATGTGGAAGACCAAGCCGCGCACGATGCTGCGCAAGGTCGCCATAGCCCAGGCCTTCCGTCTCTGTTTCCCGGAGGAGCTGGGCGGAATGCCGTACACGGAGGACGAGATTCAGCCGGGCGGAATGCCGTATGAAGAGAGGAACGTGACACCTGCATCCGCAGAAAAAAGGTTGCCCGTCAGCCCCTCAAAGGCGGAGGTCCTGAAGCTGGTCGTGGAGTCCGTTGACGGGCTGGGCGCGCCGCTTTTCAGCGAGACGGAGAAGGAATCTTTCCGCACGATGGTGCGCGAGCAGGGCTTGTCGAAGACGCTTGTCGCAGCGGAGGGGCTGAAAGAAAAAAAGCTGGAAGAAATTTCGGAGCAATAAAAAAAAGAGGGGAAAGGTGAGGGAATCTTTTGTTTTTCACGCGGAATACATACAAGACGTTCCTGAGGAATTACAGCCGGTCTACGCCATGTATGCAATCAACTATGCCCTGAAGGACATCGAGCCGTCATTCAGCGACTGGCGCGACATCCGCGACTGGAACAAGGTGAAGACACGCATAGACGTTGACTGCGCCCAATGGGAAGAGGTGAAGACCCAGAGGAGCGAGGCTGGTAAAAAACATTCGGGCAACCAGTACACACGCCGTAAGACGGAGCAAATGGAACAGCGTTCCAATCCATTGGAACAAATGGAACAGCGTTCCAACTGTTCCAATCCAATGGAACGGAATGGAACAAATGGAACTGTATCTGTATCTGTATCTGAGTATGTATCTGTAAATGAGTCTGAGTATGTATCTGTGTCCGAACCTCCCCGGACGACTTTAGCCGAAATACGCGGAATTCTGGATGAAAACGGCTTCCCTTGTGGAAAAACTGTGGAAAACTTTGAGGCATCGGACGCAGACCTTGCAGCCACTAAGCTGAGGGAAAGACAGGACATGGAAGGCGTGTCATGGACGGATGTCAAGGATGCCGTCGCCAACTATGTTTTGGTCGTAAATGACCCCGGCTGCTATCCATCCGCCCAGATAACTTTTGACAAGATTGTATCACTTAAGAATTTCCGGGACTATCTGCCCGTGAATTTCAGGCACGAGAACTTCATTGACTTTTCGGGGCAGAAAAAGACTGCACCGCCTCGCAAGGGCACCAAAGATCCTCCCTTGCCTGATGTATGTCCGAAATGCGGAAAGAGTAACGTCACGAAGAAGCTGTGGTCTCCCGGTTGTTATGCCGTGCTGTGTCCTGATTGCGGGGCATGGGCGGAGCATGGGAAGGACGGCTGGTCGTGGCAATGAAACGGAAGAAGAGGGAAGTCCGGCAGATGTGGCTTCCGGGAATGTCAGAATATGACGGCCTGCCGTATTATCCGGAACCGAAGACAAGCGCGGAGGAATTCTGCAATGCGCAGAAGCTGCTGCTTGAAAAAGGTGACAGGAGTGCGGCAGGGACCATGTGGACGATCATCCTGGACATCACGCGGAAGACTCTGGGCAAGGAGCTGAAACAATCCGGCTACCGTCTGGACGGGGACTCATGCCACGATGTTGCTTCGGAGGCCGCCGCAAGAATTATGAGACGGTACCGCTACGAAGGGTTCTACATTAAGTTTCCGGCCACCGTTGCAAGGTGCGTCGTACATTCGATTCTGTGCGACGTAAGGGAGCGTGAAAGGTTCGAGAGGAACCTTGCTAATTTTTTTGATTCCTTTCCGGAGGAATTATTTCAGGAGGAGAAATAGATATGCCGGACAAAGATGATTACACGTATGCCGAGCTTGTGGAGCTTTCGGGGCTTGGATGTTATACAATGCTGGGTCAATATATGAAGCGCGCCGGAATCAAGCCTTACCAGATGGGACACTACGGCAGGGAGGCAATGGAGTTCGCCGTTGCGTACCGTGATTCTGTTTCTTCCCAGAAGATTCTTGATGTTTCGCCTTGGAAATCAAAGGTGACATTGACAAAGTATTTGAAAGAGGCTGGATTCAAACCGGTCTGCAAGGGCCGCTGGGAACGCTCGGCATTGGAGTGGGCATCAAAGCAGATGCGATCGATTCCGGACAAAGTGGTCAAGCCGATGAGGAAAAAACCTGAGCCGCACAGCCGGAAAAGGAAATCAAAATGCTATTGGCGTGTTGCCGTGCTTGAAGATTTCATGTGGCGAGTCACCGCCGCCGGACTTACATTGAACCGGGCGCAGGATTTGGCCAACGAGCTGTCATCCAGAGGACGGGCGGTCATGCTCAGGCCATGCAGGAGAGCAGGATGCGAGTGAAGCTGTGTGCATGTGCGGGGTGTCTACGCATTGCGTCACACGGAGGGTACTGCCTCAGGCACAAGGGGCTTGCGGACAGGAAGAAAAAGGGACCCTTCCGGGGAACTGTCAGATCTTCGTCGGCTCCGTACAATGGTCTGTACAGAACGGCAAGATGGAGACGTGAGAGACGAGCTTTCCTTGAAGAGCATCCGTTTTGTGCTGTGTGTGGAGGAACCTCAACGCTTGTGGATCACATAGTTCCGCATCATGGTGACGAGATTGTTTTCTGGGATCAGCGGAACTGGCAGGCGTTGTGCGCTTCATGTCATTCGGCTAAAACTCTGCGGGAAAACAATTTTTTCAAAAAAAATTTGTGATTTAAGGTTGACCGGTAGGGGGTCAAAAATTTTTTTTGCGGACGGGCTCCCACCAACCCCCCACACGACACGCGCGAGAATTACAAAACTAAGGAGGAATCCATGGCCCGCCCAAGAAAGCCTGTCGGACTTAAGAAAATCCAGGGAACTCTGAACGTCACCCGTGACCGGGAAGCTATGGAGTCTGCCAAGCTTTTGGAGAAAGCCCGGATAATTCTTCCGCCTGGATCAAGGCTTCCCGTTCCCGGAACAATTACCGATCCGGTGTGCCGGAAGTTCTGGAGACAGGAAATCGACAACCTTCTGGAGATGCAGGTTTTGTCCAGGGTTGACCTGCATCAGCTGGAGGCGATGTGCGTAACCCTCCAGAAGCTCCGTGAAATCGAGGCCCTGTTCCTGGAGACGGAACCTGACTCCGCGGACTACGACACGATTGAAAAAAGATTCGAGCGTCTGGGAAAAAGATTCGATGAGCTTGCGGCCAAATTCTATGTAAGCCCTGCCGCACGCACCCAGCTGAACCTGACTGACCTTCAGCTGATGAAAGCTGCGCGTGAGCTGGAAAAGGAAACCAGTCCGGTTGATCAGGTTCTGGGACTGCGCAAAGCAAATTAGGAAATGGAGGAAACGATGGAAAATTATTATTGCGCCCGTTGCGGCGGAAAACTGAACGCCCTGGACACTGCGGACAAAAGTCTTTGGGCAGTAGGATGCAGCGGCTGTTTTTCCGCAATGCTGGTTTCCGCATCCTCAAAGGAGGAAGCATTGCAGACCATAGGAATGACGAAGGATAAATTCACGCTTTGCTGGTACAGGAACGTCCGCACAAAGCTGACGGACGGGGAGTGATGATGGGCGTGGACATGAACAGCGTCGTGGAGATAGGCCGGGTAGTCCATGATGCGGAATTGAAATACACGGGAGCAGGACTTGCGGTCGCCGCGTTCTCCATTGCCGTAAACTCCCCCAAAAAAGAGGATGGCCGGTGGGTTGATGACGCGAGCTTCTTTGATGTCCGTCTGTTTGGAAAACAGGCTGAAAACCTTAAGCAGTATCTTTTGCGAGGAAAGCAGATCGCCGTTCAGGGATCCCTGAAACAGGACAGATGGGAGAAGGACGGCAGAAAGTTCAGCAAGGTGGTCATAATAGCCGACTCCGTTGAGCTTCTCGGTGGTTCCGGAGACAACGTGCGCGGAAATTACGGACAGAATCAGGAAGGCTGGAAGAAAAACAGCGTACAGGACAACGTGGGAGGGAATGATCACAATTCTCCTGGCATGGATGAATTCCCGGAGGAAATCCTGTTCTAGGGAGAGGATGCGCAGTGAGGGACTATGACGAGATCCTGAAAAAATATTGCCGCGACGTGATGGACGGTACTATCACGGCCGGAACGTACACCAGAAAAGCGGTGCGGCGGTTCCTGTCAGACCTGAAGACGGCCGGAAGCCCGTACATCTACGACAGCGGTGCAGCTGCAACGCTCTGCTCTTTTGCCGAGTCCCTGAAACCGCCTGATCTCGGCGGCAAGAGTCTTGTCCTTCTTCCATGGCAGATTTTCTGCCTGTCGAACCTTGAGGGCTGGAGGTACAGGGATGAGCCGGACAGAAAAAGGTTCCGCTCGGCGTACATCGAGGTCAACAGAAAAAACGGAAAGACATCGGGTATTCTTCTGCCGCTCGTGCTTTTCAATTTCTTGAAATACCCGGCAAGCGAGAGTTACCTTGTGTCCAGCCGGGACGACCTTTCGGAGAAAACGTTCAAGGAGGTCGTCGCAATCGTGAAAGCCGACCCTTCGTTGGATTCTCTGCTGGACTGCCTTTCCCTCGCAATCACCTTCAAGTCTGCCGGTGAGGGAAGCCGCCTGGGGTTTTTCTGCGACGGCGGGAAATCGGTTGACGGATTCCGTCCCCGGTTCTACTGCATCGATGAGTACCATGAGTACGCAAGCGACAAGATGGTGGAGTCAATGCGGATGGGCACGCGCTCCAAGAAGGATGCCCAGGGAGTGATCATAACGACTGCCGATGTCAATGTGGACGTTCCCTGTTACGAGCAGAATTTGAAGGCCCGGCGGATCCTGAACTCCGTCCAGAGACAGGATGATTTCTTTGCCATAATCTACGCGCTGGACGAGGGGGACGACTACCATGATCCGGCTGTATGGCAGAAAGCTAATCCGTCGCTTCCGGAGATAATCGATCCTTCGGTGATCCAGTCGGACATTGATGATGCGGAGCTGACACCGCACAAGCTGCCTGAGCTTAAGGCAAAGACGTTCGGCATCTGGGGAGGAGGCGGCGAGAAATCGTGGATGCCGATTGAAGTCTGGCAGAAGAACCGGACAGTTCCTGATTGGGACAGCTTCCGGGGTTGCGAGGCATTCGGGGGGCTGGACCTTGCGCAGATAGACGACATGGCGGCGTTCACGCTCTGCTTCCGTAAGCTGAGCCTACGCTTTTTCCGTCACCGGTTTTATATTCCGTACGGAACGCTTATGAGTAGGTACAGAAAGGAAAACGCCAACTTCATGGACTGGGTGGACAAGGGTATCGTTACGGCCATACCCGGCGACACGATAGACTACGCCTTCATTCTCCGTGACATCCTCGCGGACGCGGAGACGTACGACATACGGGGAATAGGCTACGACAGGTGGCAGGCGCGAGACGTTGTGACCGGCATAGAATCGGATCGTCCAGACATCCCGTTGATCGAGGTGGACCAGAGCCTCAGGAAGCTGTCGCCGCTCACCAAGGGCTATGAGAAACTTGTGAGGGACGGCAGGCTCGTTGACCCGAACCCTGTCATGGTATGGATGGTCGGAAACACGATTGTGAAGCCGGACGCGAACGACAACTACAAGCCGCTCAAAAAGAGCCGGAACAGCTGCCAGAGGATTGACGGCGTGGTGTCCTCCATCATGGCGTACGGAGTGTCCGAGAACGAGATGTTCAGTGCCCCGGCTTCCGGTCCGATGGACTTCGACACGCTGGTGGAATTTCTATAGGAGGACGCATGACGACGGAGGATCTGATAGAGGAGTTCATATCGGCGGGGGTTGACGCCTTCAAGAAGAACCACAGGAACAGCCCGCAGGGAATAAAGCTCGACAGGCACGAGCCTGTGGAAATCGACGGAATTGAGTTTCGATGCTGGCGTGAGCTCGCGGTGTACGGAATGGCGGAATGGCTCCGGGACGAGCTGCCGGACTCCGACATCGAGGTGGTCATGGACGGGAACGACTCGACGCTCTCCGTGTCCATGGACGACGGGGAGCAGAGGAAGGTTACGGGAAAAATGTACGCCTTCCTGAAAAAATACGGCTGTATATAGGAGCAAAGGATATGAAAAAATTTGAGATTGCACTTCCCGGAGAGGTTCCGGCGAAAAAGAATTCACGGACGGTCACGAAGGGGGGGAAGAATTTCCCGTCCAAGAGACACAAGAAATGGCATGACTTCATGATGCCCGCGCTCTGTTCCGCACGGAGGTCGGCAGAAATCATGTCTCCTATTCAGGAACCCTGCGCGGTCTACCTGAGGTTCTACCATTCGACCCACCGACGGCGGGACTGCGACAACCAGACATCATCCGTGCTTGATCTGCTCGTGGATGCCGGAATCCTTGCGGACGACAGCTGGCAGGTTGTCCGTCTGCTGCACGTCTTCTCCTGTGAAGGTGAAGTCCCGTCCGTCACCATCGTTGTTATGCCCATTGATACCGAGATGGAACAGATGTAAGGAGGAATATTGAATGAAAGTGTACGTTGCCGGAAAAATGACCGGACTGAAAGAAAACGAGGTGCTTGAAAAATTCCGCACTGCGGCATGGATGCTGAGAAGCCGTGGTGATGTCGTCATGGATCCGTCCGTTCATTATGACAATGCGGGGTTCTCCCATGAAGAGTACATGCACGTATGTTTCGCCATGATAGATGTGTGCGAGGCTGTGTACATGCTGCGGGACTGGCAGTCCAGCCCTGGGGCGAGGGAGGAAATTCAGTACGCCGCCGACTGGGGAAAAATGATCATCTATGAGGATGATTCAACGATTGAGGACGGCTTCCCTGTCGTCCACTGATAACAGGAGGAATGTGTGGATGGTAAAAAAATTATTCTTATCGCTGCTTTGTGTTATGTTGTCGGTGCCGCAGGCGGTCTCGGCTGGGGCCTTCTATTACGTCACGGAAGAGCAGATGGAGGAGCTGACGTTGCAATCGGAGCGGCAGCAAGAACGGCTGAATCAGTTGGAGAGTCTGTCGGAGAGCTTGAGGGAACAGTCGGAAAACTTGAAGGCACAGTCGGAGAGATTAAGGACGGAGCTGGAAGAATCCAGGCGATCATTGAAAAAATCAAAGAGCAGCGCTTTTAGCACGGGGCTTGTCGTCGGTGTTTCCGTAGGACTTGCGCTTGGAGGAATCGCAGTTTTCGCCGTGCTCCAGGCAAAATAAAATTAACGGAATTCATTGAGGAGGAAAAAAATGAAGAACAAGATGATTGATCTGCACAATGCTTTGTTTGCGGAGCTTGAGACATTGCAGGATGAGGATACCTTCAAAGACGCGGAAGGGAACATTGACAGCGCGAAAGTTGAGCTCGCGATAAAGCGGGCTGATAAGGTGTCGGATGTCGCGGGCAAGATAATGGAGCTCCAGAGGCTCCAGCTTGATGCCGTGAAGCTTGCGGTGAGCAACGGAATCCCCACACGCCTTCCGGAAACCCTCGGGATAGAATCCCCTGGAGGACAAAAATCAAGATGAAGGAAGCCTAGCGGACACCCGCTGCCTGAAAGGCTGGCAAGAATCCGCGAGAAATACAGGGACGGAATCCCTGAATCCGCGGTCACGGGAGCCGCTGACAAAATCTGTGGAATAGTCTGGGGGAAAATTGACGAATGACAAAAGGCAGGCACTGGAAAAGGAAGAACGTCAAGTGGACGGAGGAAATCCAGGAATGGCTCAAAGAGCGGTGTCCCGCGCGCGAGCATGGTTACACGAAACGCCGCGAGGTTTTGGATGAACTGAATGCGGTTTTCGGCACGGATTTCTCGGAGAACGCATTCGTGACTCATTGCTACGAGAGCGGGATTCAGCTTGGGCTGGCGGCTTCCAATTCCAATATCCCAAGAGGCGAGAAATGTTGGCGGCACAGGCCGGTGGGAAGTTTCCAGGAGAAAAAAAACTATGTCCGGATCAAGGTCGCCGAGCCGAACGTGTGGATGCAGTACCAGCGTTATGTCTGGGAGCAGAACCACCCCGGCGAAAGTTCGGAGGGGATGACCATAATCTTCATGGACGGAAACAACAGAAACTTCGAGCCGTCGAACCTTGAGCGGGTGACAAGGGGGGAGCTTGCGGTGATGGTGAAGCTAGGCCATACGGCAGACATGAGCCGTGAGGAGCGTGAGATCTGCCTGCTCCGCGCCCGACTGGCAATCCAGAAAGGAAAGCTGGTCGGGCGGGAAGAAGCCGCAAGGCTTCACCGAAAGGCATACTATGAGAGCGTGAAGGACAGCCCCGGCTTCAAAGAATCCAGTCAGGAACGTGCCAGGAAACGATACAGGGAGAGGATGGCGGATCCCGTCCTTCACGAGGAATTGCTTGAGAAACAGAGAGAGTATAGGAACAAGAACCGTGCGAGAATCAACGCAAAGGCTAGGGAGTATCATAAAAAAAAACGGGATGCCGCAAGTAAGGGGCAGGGAGGAAAAGGAAATTGAGCAAGATGGAGGAGGTCCTGGAATACCTCAACGCAATCAGGCTTATCGCGGATGCAAGCTCCGAGGAGTCGATGCAGACCATCAGGATGCTCGCGATAAAGGCACACAACGAGCTTTACGATTTAAAGGAGGAAGCTGATGATACTAGAATTGACTAAATTGCAAAGAGAAACATCAAATAAGTAAGGAGGTGGATGTAAGAAAAAATCCGGAAAGCAAAAAAAAATGATTAAGTAGCCCAAATTTCGATTTTTAGATAAATTTACAAAAAAAGTGTAAAAAAATCCTGATGATTCTATGAAAACGTCTTGACAAAATCAAAGACACATGCTATATTGGAATCATCAGGAGGCAAGCATGGAACTTGCGAGTTTAATCATTTCGATACTCAGCCTTGCGGTTGGTATCGCCGGTTTGGTTCTAGCAATCAGAAAATAGGTTGCTGACTGGCAAAGAGCCCGTGGGTGATGGAAGCACCCACGTAAAATATATCCTATAATCTTGGAGGTGTCAAATGGTTCAGACAGCGATAAACATCATCCTTGCGGTAGCTACGCTGTGCAACTCTGCGGCGGTTATAATACTCATCGTAAAGAGGCGGAAAGATGCCTAAGGGGGGAGCGCGTGAGGGGAGCGGAAGGAAGAAGCTCTCCGAGAGCGGAAGGAAGAATTTCTCGATTTCCCTCCAGCAGCATGAGATTGACCTCATAAACGAGCTCGCCGAAAAAGCCGGACTTAACAAAAGCCGGTTTATCATCGAGTGCGTGAACTTCTGGAAGGAAAACAGATAGGGCGTTTTGCCTCCTGACAATCAGGCATGACGGACAGCAATCCGCCATGCCGTTTTTTATTTAAAGGCTTGGCAGTACGCATAAAATGTGTATAACAGAATTATGAAAAGGAAAGATTTGATAAAACGGCTTGAAACGGCTGAGGATTCTGAGTGGTGAAAACTGGACACCCATCAGCCCGGTTTGAAAGTGCTGGCGATCATAGCGGACCTTGCGACAATCGCCAGCTTCGTACTGGCGGTTGTAATGCTTCTAAGAAGCTAGCCGCTCTACGAAAAATCGCCCCAGTCCGATATGAGCGGGCTGGGTTTACATAGATAATAGATTTTTTTTTAAGAGAGGTCAATATGGCTTTGAAAATTGCCTTTGCGGTGTGCCTCGGTATTGCAGTGATATGCCGCATCGTGGTTCGCATCCTGTCCGCTCGGAACAGGACGGAGTAACAAAAAAATCCATTCCATGAGTTGTTAAGTAATACTTAACAACTCATTTTTTTTGTCCATTCGGCAATATAAACGGAGGAATGGACATGGATGACAAGGAAAACGTGGTTGAGTACCGCCTGACCAATATTGAAAGGACACTTGTGGAGCTGAAGGACGTTATGACGGAAACGAAGCTCCAGGCAAGCGAAATAAAGTCTCTCGGAGACAGGCAGATAGAGCTTCTGAATGCGGTCAACGCTCACGACAAAAGGCTTCGTGTGCTGGAGGTGGCGCCGGCGGAAAAAAAAGCCGGAAAATGGGACATGATCATTGACCTGGTTTTCAAGGCATTGCTTGCGGCAGGACTTGGAATCGTGATGGCGAAAGTGGGGCTGCAATGATAGGTGATGAAGGAATTGTCGCCGGTATGCTAAGCGAGGAAGCCGTCCTGGAACAGCTGATTGAAGAAGCCGGGGAGCTTGTGCAGGCATCAGCGAAACGGCTGAGGATTCTGAGGGGTGAAAACTGGACACCCATCAGCCCGGAAGGAAATATGGAGGACATCCGCGAAGAGCTTGCAGACGTAAGTCTTTTAATAGACGTGTACAGGGCAAAGACCGGAATAGACATTACTGAACATTTCAGGAAGAAAGAGCAGAAATGTGCCCGGTGGCTCAGCCGTCTTGGAGTTACAAAATGAGGGGGAGGTTTATGGCTATCTGGACGCCCGGGGCGGAAGTCGTTAAATGTCCTACAGGAAAGACCGTCTACCTGCGTAAACGGGACGCCCAGGGAGCTGCGAACGCAAGGGTTAGGTGCCGGCATAAATCGGCTTATGCTTTGCGCGTCTACCATTGCCGTACATGCGGTGGATGGCATCTGACACATCAGAGGGCAAACAGGAGGAGAAAGTGAGCCTTAGGGATTTTTTTGGAAAGCATAAAAAAAAGCGGAATGCCGACCGCAGCGGATGGGATGAAATGCTTGGACTGGGGTGGTCTTTGGGAACGTCTCAGCCCGCCGATTCCGTGGCTGTCCCCTGCATTGACAGGATAGCCTGCGAGGTCGCAACCCTTTCGGGGCACGTGTACGGACATGACGGAAGACCGCGTAGAGATCACTGGATGGAATCCCTGTTCCGGTCACCCAGTGGACGTGAGGGGCACTTCATGTTTTTTTATGGGACGGTCGTTGATTATTTCCACGGGGGCGCGGTCTGGTACAAGGGGCGCTCAGAAGGTGCCGTCCGGTCATTGACAAGGATTCCTGCTTCTGATGTCGTCGTAACGGGTGACGGAAGCGGACATTTTACGTTTTCTTTTTACGGCAATACTTATCCCCAGAAAGATGTTGTCTACATACCGGCACGCATCGGCTACTCTCCGGCATCCGGAGGGAAATCCATATTCCGCGTGATGTCCGGCTTGTTCGACATGGCAGGAAGCGTGGAGAATTTCACGCGCAACAGCTTTCGGAACGGAGCCGGCGGAAAGCGTCTTGTGATGGACATTTCCGGGGCTTACCCGGAATGCACACCAGAGCAGGCCCGCAAGCTGAAAGAGACGTTCAAGAACGAAAACTGCGGGGTAGAAAACGCCGGATCCCTTCTCCTTAAAAAGAAGGGCATCGAGTACTCAACTGTTGACATCGGTCCTGCATCCGACAACCAGGCCGCCGAGCTGTCAAAGGTCAGGGATTTTCAGCGCAAGGAAATCTCATCGCTTTTTGCAGTCCCTCCCGAAATACTCAACGCATCCGGCGGGGACATAGAGAACCTGTTTGTCCTCCTTGCGGAGTTCGGCGTTCGTCCGGTCGCCACACAGATCCAGGAAGCGCTCAACACGCTCATTCAGGAATCGGGAAGCACAGCCTATTTTGAATTCGACTACAACGGAATCCTGAAAGTGTCCTTGCAGAGCCGTGTGCAGGCATACCGTGAGCAGATAGCAAGCGGACTGCTGTCACCGAACGAAGCCCGCCGGAAGGAAAATCTCGGTCCGACGGAAGCCGGTGACACATACTTTGTCCCGGTCAACTACATGCCGCTTACCAAGGAGACTGTTGAAGCCTACATGGCCAAGCAGAAAAAGGAAATTGCGGAATCCGGAAAACACTTCAAGGGCGGGGACGACAAACAGTAGCGTTCGGCTATATATGTGCATGGAGGTGATTAAATATGGATCTTAAAAAACTTTTTGTACTTGCGGTCGTGGCTGCATTTGCCACCGTAGGAACAATGGAGACGCTGAAAAATTTCATTAAGATAAAGAAGCACACGTGGATTTATGCGGCTGTCATGATCCCGCTTGCTGCTCTCTGTTTCTGGATGGCGTACGCACTGCCGCTCTGGGCTATAGGGATGCTTCTTGCGGTCGGTATCTCTCAGCTGTGTTACCAGACCATAGTACAAGCCATAAAAGCTCTTGTCGAGAAGGTGGCGAACAAGGCGGGGGAACCTGCGGACATGGGGGCATCAGGGGAATCGTCGAAGCTATGTTCATTCATGGAATTCGTTCGCCGTTATGACGGGAAGAAAGTGGACTTTGACGGCTTTAACGGTCCGCAGTGCGTCGATTTGTTCAGAATGTGCTGCCGGGATGTATACGGAATACCGCATACTGGAGCCGTAGTCGGTGCAAAGGATCTGTGGTTCAACTATGGGACCAACAGGGAGAAAGAATTCTTCGTGCAGCTTGCAAGCGATGCGTCGGTACGGCCGGGGGATGTCGCGGTCTGGGACGGTACGGCCGGCAACAAGTATGGGCATACCGCGCTTGTCATCGCTGAATGGGGGGATTCGCTCATAGTGTTTGAACAGGACGGATTCCGTCAGGACGGGGCAAAGATAAAGCTCCGTTCCAGGGTGAATCTTCTAGGGTTCCTGCGCAGGATAGAATCATACTAGCAAAGGAGGAACCATGCCGGGAAAAATTGATGGAGTACAGTACCGTGCGGCAGGAGCCATGCGGACGGACGAGGCTGAGGGACATGTCAGCGGCTATGCCACCACGTTCGGTGCCGAGTACATTTTGGGTGAAGATTCTGATCTGCGCGTCGTGGAGTCCGTGGATTCCCATGCGTTCGATGAAACTGACATGAAAGATGTCATCTTCCAGTATAACCATGAAGGGCGTGTCTTTGCCCGCATGAGCAACGGGACGCTTTCCCTCTCAGTTGATGATCATGGGCTGAAAGTTGATGCCGCGCTCGGTGGAACCGAAGAGGGACGCAGGCTGTACGAAGAGGTCAAGGGGGGCTACACGACGCGGATGTCGTTCGGCTTCACGATCTCCAAGGACAGCTGGACAAACCGCACCGGCAGTGACGGAAAGCGGGAAATGGTCAGGACGATTCTCGGCGTCAGAAAGCTCTATGACGTGTCGGCTGTGGCTATTCCGGCCAACGACGGTACGGAGATAAGCGCAAGGTGCTTGTCCGAGGCACGGAGCCGGATTGATGACGGGATAAACAGAAAAGAGGAAGCCGAAAGACTTGAATTCAAATACCGCCTTATGATAGGCGAGGAGATTTAAAGTATGAAAGAAGAAGAAATCAGAAAGAGGCTTGCCGAGCTTTCCGCCGAAAGACGCCAGCTTATGGATCAGGTCGAGGACAGGTCAGTTCCGTTCGACAAGCAGAAGTTCGATGATCAGCTTGCCGCCATCATCGAGGAGGAGCGCACCCTTAAACGTGACCTTGCGGAGCTTTCAGCCCCTGCGCCTGCTCCTGAGCCAATGCCTGAGTCCCGTACAAATCCTGAGGGCGGATTCTTTGAGGTTCGCTCAGTGGAGGGACGCACGTCTTTGACCGTCGGAGGAGGTGCAGCCGCCCTCGCTCCTGAGAATTTCGTGAACGAAGTCATCACGATTATGGAAAAGGAGAGCGCGCTCTTCAACGCTGTCAGAAAAATCGGGATGAGCAAGGCGGGAAGCCTCGGTTATCCTTATGAGAAAGTGGATGCTATGGACGGCTCATGGACGGCCGAGGTTCCTGAGAACGACATCGCGGAAGATTCCACATGGGAATTCGGAAAGCGCGAGCTGAAGCCGAATGATCTTTCTAAGCTCATTGTTTTCTCAAAGAAACTCCTGGAAACTTCCGCTGTTCCTATCGACAAACTCGCAAAGGAGAAGGTCGCCCAGAAAATCCGTGCGGCATTCGAGAAAGGAATCCTTACGGGAGACGGAGATGGAAAGCCGCTCGGAATCTTTGCTGTTCCGGCAACCGCAAGCGACCCGGGAATCCCGACCTCACGCGACCAGACCGCCGCCGCAACGAACAAACTTGCCGCGGATGACTTCGTGAAGGCAAAGATGAAGCTCCGTCCGATGTACAGGCAGAACGCCGTATGGGTAATGTCTACGGCGGTTCTCACCGAGGCGATGACGCTCAAGGACACGACCGGGAACTACATCTGGAAGGAAAGCCTTGCGGCGGGCGAACCCTCAAGACTCTGCGGTCTTCCGGTCATCGAATGCGAGGACGCTCCTTCAACCATTGCGACCGGTCAGTATGTCGCCGCACTGTTCAATCCGCAGGCCTACTGGTTCGCGTATTGGAAGGGGATCGAGACTCAGGTTCTCAATGAGAAGTTCGCGCTCAAAAACCGTGTGGGAGTTCTTGCGCATACGCTTGCGGACGGATCTCCTGCCGACTACAACGCTTTCGTTCGCCTTGTTATGGCATGACCTGCACCGGGGGATTCGTCCCCCGGATTATAGGAGAAACTATGGAAGAAACAAAGGAATCAAAGGAATCTAAGCCGAAGCCAGCCCCGAAAAAGAATGTGACAAAAAAAGTGACAGCACTGTGCGACATCTGCTCACGTTACGGAGCTTTCCGAAAAGGCCGGACGTACGAAATTTCTGCCGGGACAGCAGATGAATGGATAAAGGCCGGCTGTGTCAAGGAGACGTTAGATGAGGGCGCCGACAGTTGACGAGCTATCCGAATATGCCAAGCGGTATCCGGATTCGGAAGGACAAACGGATCTGCGGCCTTTGTACCTGGGTTCCGCCCGCTGTGTGATAGAAAACTACCTGGGTTACAAGCTCGCCGACAAATTCTCCGTCCTTGATCCGGAAACCGGGACGTCTGTCATGGATATTCCGGAGGACATAACTTTTATCTGGCTGCAAATCGGAACATTGATGTACATGACGGAAAACTCGAACATCGGCTACGCATCGTCATCATCGGAGGGCGGGATGAGCCGGACGTTCCTGAATGTCGTGAACTATGATCCGTATCTTGCGAAACTGTCTCCGTACAGGGACGTGCCGGAAATTAATCCGGCTGGTGAATGATGAACCTGGTCATTGAGCCGGAGGGACTTGAAGAAGCCGTCGAAGCCTTACAGCAGACCGGTAAGTCCCTCGGAACCATAGAGCGGAAAGTTCTGTCCACTGCTGCTAAGGGAACGGTCAAGGCAATCAAATCCGCCGTCCGGTCGTCTTCCCTGCACAGACGGACGGGAGAGCTTCTCAAGGCGTACCGCTATAAATACAGGAAAAAGAAATCCGAGGCCGTAGTGTACCCGGCCGCTCTCGACGGTTCAAGAGAAATCTACCCGAAAGCCATGACGCTCAACTACGGACATTCGGGTCCGACCAAGAGGGCTTCGGACTGGAACATCCCTGCGCGTGGATTCGTACAGGCAGGAAACCAGTATGCGGAATCCGGTGCATACATGGGTGATGTTGAATCCCTGGTGCAGAAAGAATTGGACAAATACTGGAAATAAGGGGAAAACATGGAAGCTGTTTATGAAGCCCTGAGCGATTTCATTGCCGGCGTTATGCCCCGGTATCTCCGCAAGATGGAGACCGAGGACACATCCTGCCCGCCGGTGCAGAAGAAGGACGTGGAGTTCGGCGCTGTTGACGTGTCCCGGATGCAGCAGAAGTGCATCGTCTCTGTCATGCCGGACGAAGAGTCTGACGGTGACGGAGACCTTGCATCATGGGAGAAGGAATGCTCCGTGACCGTGACCTTTATTTTTTCCGGGGCTGCCTACGCCGTACTTGTCCGGAGAATGGTAAGGTACGCGGCGGCATTCAGAAGGGCGGTGCTCGGAGACCCGACGCTATCCGGGAAAGTCTTCGACACGGAAGTAGGAAAAAGGACGTTCCATCCTGACTGCGGCACGGCTGACAAGCAGATGACCGCGAGCGAGGTGAAACTGGTAATAAAGACAGACGAGGACATCCCCGTCGATGAAGGAGAATTTTTCGATGAGTGAGAAAGAACTTATCAAGAAGCACAAAACCGCCCTTTTCATTGAGGACGAGGACAGCGAGGGAATTTCGGAGTGGGTGCGTGTGCACCATGCGCCGGAGCTTGTCAGGCAGATGAATCCGGAGAAGGAGGATCAGGACTACATCGGCGATGAATACCCGACCACCGAGGTCACGGGCTACAAGCTCGCCGAGTCCCTGTCCGTCAAAACCATCAAGGGAAACCGCGACTTCAATCTGGTCTACAAGCTGTACAAGGAGCGTGCTGTCGGTCCGGACGCGCACAGAAACGTCCTCACGGTCAGCCTGTTCGATGAGCTCCAGCCCGGAAAATACTACGCAATGGTAGAGGATGCGACCATCACTGTCAGCGAGTACAACGCATCCGGCAATGAAATCAGCTTCGATATAGATCACAACGGCACCCCGACCATCGGATGGGTGGAGATTGTATCTGGGAAGCCGGTATTCCACGAGGGGACACCTGACCCGTCAGACCCTGCTGACCCGTCAGATCCTGCTGACCCGAGCGAGCCATGATAGACCTGACCAAAGCGGTTCTTCCCTCCGGCATTGTCGTCGGAGGGACTTTCTTTCCCGTAAGGACGGATTTCCACTACTGGATAAATTTCACGCTGCTTAGGAGGGAAGAAAGACCGGCTGATGAGTATGACTTCCTCTATGCCGAACAGGAACGGATTCCGGCGGACAGGCTCGGCGGATTCCACGAGCTTGAGAGGTTCGCTTTCCCTCCGTCGAAACTTCCCCGTGACGTTGACCTAGGGCGCGGCGACGTTATCTATTTCGACTATGAGGCGGACGGAGATCTTATATATTCGGCGTTCATGCAGCAGTACGGCATCGACCTCCTTGAGTCACGTATGCACTGGCACAAGTTCTTGGCATTGTTTCGGGGACTGCGGGACACGAAGCTGACCGACGTGATGGGGTTCCGGGGCTGGACGAAACCGAAGGGAAAGCTCACCGACTACGACAGGGAACAGGAGAAGCTGCGCGAGGCGTGGAGGATTGATCCGTTCTACACCAAGGCGGAGCGCGAGAAAATAGACAGGTTCGAGAGCCTGTTGAAGGAATGATATGGCTGGAAAGAATGTAACCATCAATTTCAAGGGAAATTCCAAAAGCGCGGAATCGGCTATAGACAAAGTGTCGAAGTCCCTCAAGAACATGTCCAGCAGCGGCGGAAAAGGAGCCGGCTCGCTTGCGGGGCTTGCATCTTCTGCCGTTCCGATGGTCGCCGCCGCCGGTGCGGCTGTTGCCGCCGTTAAAAAAGTTGGCCAGGCCATCAACGAGATGACGGAGGCTTATGAAAAACAGCGTAAATCGGAAATACAGCTGGAGGTAGCGGCACGGAACAATCCCTACTTGAATTCCAGTTCCGTAATGGAATTGAAGGATTACGCATCTCAATTGCAGTCCATTGGAACCATAGGAGACGAGGAACTTCTCCCGATGATGGCCAAACTTGCCGCGGCAGGGCGAACGCAGGAGGAAATCCAGTCAATAATGTCCGCCTCGCTCGACATATCCGCCGGAGGAATGGTCAGCATGGAGACCGCCGTTGATGCTCTCAGCAAGACCCTTGACGGACAGTCCACGGCTCTCGGAAAAATCGTACCTCAGGTAAAAAGCCTTACAACCGAACAGCTGAAGAACGGCGACGCAATAAGACAGGCGGCCGACGCTTATGCCGGGATGTCCGAGGAAGTAACGAAGGCTACGGGATCCACTCAGCAGTTGAAGAACGCATGGGGAGATTTCAAGGAGAACCTCGGAGAAGGATTCAGCAAGATTATCAGCCCGATTAAAAATATGTTCACGGGTCTGCTCACCGGAATCAACACAGCGGTGTCAGGCGCGAAGAGTGCGTTCAACCAGATAAAGACAATCAACGACTACCGCTCCGGAAAACTAGATCCGAATTCTCTGGACTCAGGCTCCATGGGAAAGATATATGAGCAGGCAAAATATGATTATTCGTCTTCCTATCAGCGAGCGAAAGGTTTGAAGGAAACGTTCGCCCAGCAGATACAGGACTGGGGAGTGGAGGCGATGCAGGACATCGTTGGATTGACAGATAGCGATGGAAATACCGGTCTGGCGGCCGTTCAAGCTCTCATAAACAAAGCGGCGGCAGGAAACAAGTCCCCAATACTGCTCAAAAATCTTGATGATTTCATAAAGACAGGCAACGCCTCGAATAACCAGATCCAGCTGTCGGAAGCAATCCACGACATGATTGCATCACTTGCCGAACGTGATAAAACCCAGCGTGAATATAAAGCCGCCCTCGACAAGGAGGCGGCAGCGGTGAAAGAGGCGGAAGACAAGGCGTGGGAAGCTGAGGTCACCGAGGCAAAGCGAAAGGCTGACGATGCCATAGCCGCGGCAAAAACTTTGAACGACCTGAAGAAGCAGAACGGACTTCTGACCGATGCAGGGTACAACGATGCAATGTACAATGCAGTATGGTCAGCCTATGAGACGATGGTGACGGCATCGACAGCCCCTTCCAAGATGGAGAGTGAATTCGAGGCAGGTCAGATTCTCCAGCAGCTTGCCGCTTATTCAGACCGGACGGAAAAGGAAATCAAGTACACGGCCAATAAGACCTCCTCCACAAAGGACAAGGCCCCCAAGACCATGGAGGACTGGATCAAGACCATAATTGACGCTGTTTCCGGCGCAAGGCAGACGGTGGATGCGAAGAGGTCAATGGGTGAGAGCGTGTCGGAGAACGAAGAGGAGGACACCCTCGCCGACGCTGCCTACAAAGCAATAGTCAAAGTCCTGTCGGAACCGGAATTCCTTGAGTCCCAGGGGAAGGACGGCTCTTCCAGACTCCTCTCCGACAACACGATAAAGGGCTACCTCAAGATGATAGAGGACAGCGCGAAGCGCTCCGGGTTCGAGGAGAAGAAGGGCGAGCTGTCCGAGGCTATAAACGGATTCTGGGAGGAGACCGGCGAACGGACTTCCTCGGAAATCAAGAACGCCGCCCGGACAATCCTTGACGCGCACAACGAGGTCGAAAAATACCACGAGCTGTCCCTTGCCGAGCAGCAGGCCTACAACGAGGAGATGGAGAAGCTTGAGAAGGAGCTTGCGGACACCGCCTACGAAGGTGGAGACGTGCAGTCAGTCTATGACAGGATGCTGGAATGCCAGGCTCGCTACCACCAGCTTTCCGTTGACGATGAGGCGCTGTACAACGAGACCATGAAGCAGCTCGCCAAGGAACTGCGGGAGGCGGAGCAGCGTGAGCTTATGGAATCCGTCCAGGAAAAGATGTCCATGGCTGACGATCTGATCCAGGGGCTGGGAGACTCCGCGCTGAAGGCCGGGGATATGGTTGCCGAATACCTGGAGAACACACGCACGGCCGAGGTAGCAGAAGCCCGGAAGCAGTACGAGGACGGTGCGATGTCCTACGAGGAATACTGCGAGCGTGTGGACAGGCTCGACAAGGACATGGCCCAGGAGAAGTACAAGGTTGCGATGGCCATGTGGGCTATACAGCTTGCCCAGGCTACGGCGAACATCGCGCAGGGTGTCACCAAGGCGATTGCGGAAGGCGGCACGATGGGAATCATTAACGGAATCCTCGTGTCATCGGCGGGAGCTGTCAACATCGCTTCCATCGTGGCGTCGAAACCGAAGCCTCCGTCATTCTCCGGGGGAGGAATAGTGCCTGGCACAAGCTACACAGGGGACCGTGTGCAGGCGAACGTCAACTCCGGGGAGATGGTGCTCAATGCAAGACAGCAGAAGGCATTGTGGACAGCCGCAAACGGAGGGGGGGCTTCCGGGATGCAGCTGAAGGTCGTCGTGAACAATTCCATGGCGGACAAAGCTCACGTTGATGCCGGGCTGGACAATGGTCAGGTGCGGATAATGGTCAACGAAATCGTGAGCAGCGAGATGGCAAGGGGAACCTACACGCCGTCAATGCAGGAAGCGGAATCAAGGTCGAAGGGGGTGAGGTATCTATGACGGTTTATGAATGGCCGGATGCCGCCGGGTACAGGATTTCTGCTCCGAAGCGTCAGCTGATGGACGACGTGCACGAAACGCGCTATGACGGCGGGCGGGTCGTGACGTTCCTGAACGACGGAATTCCGATGCGGAAAATACGATGCAAAATTGTCCTGTCGAAGCCTCAGCGTGAAATCTTCCGGACATTTTACGAGGAAACTCTCAGGGGAAAGCTGAACGCATTCCACTGTCCGGTGCTTGACCTGAACTGCAGCATGACTTTCTGGAGGATAAAGAACGAGGTGGATATTCCGATGTACGGAAAAAGCTGCACGCTGGATCTTGAACTGGAGGAGGCATTCGCATGATGACGGATTCGGAGATTTTTTCAAAGCTGTTCAACGGCGGACGGTACAGCCTGCCGTATCTGGTGAGATTCAGCGCACCGGGGCAGGCCGACATCCTTCTTGTCAATGCACGCCGGGACGTTGAATACTCAGGACGTACATACCGTGCGGCATCATTCAAGTACACCCCGCCCGACAAGGACGGCAAAGGCGGCAGGCTTACCGGCGGTATGGCCGGAACTGACCTGATACCATTTCTCGACGCCGCCGACTGGAAGATGACGGTGGACGTGACCGGGCTTCTTATGGAGGACGGTACGGTTGCCGCCCTCGGATGCTACCGGCACATGAACGCATCCGCATCATGGGGTGAAGGGCTTGAACTGGACATGCAGCTCAATCCGGACGATCGCATGGGAATGTCTTTTCCTCCGTACATTTTCGATGCGGACAACAACAGGGGCGGTTCATGATAGAGGTCGGCGATCTTGTCGGAATACCGTATAAGGAAGGGGGACGGGGACTGGACGGGATGGACTGCTACGGTCTCCTTATAGAAATTTTTCGCAGGGACGGAAAAAAAGTCCCTGACATACTGTATTCCGACCATTCCCCCGACATAACAGGGCGCGTTATACTGTCCCTTCCTTTCCGCCGTGTGCCTGGACCTCCTGGCGAAATGACAGTGCTGGAAATTGTTCATAACGGTGAGCTTCACGTGGGGGTCGCGCTCAACAAAAAAGAATTCATACATGCAACGAGACTTGGAGTCCGCGTAAACCAGATAGGGCTATATAAAGTAAGGAGCTTGTACGAATGGGACTCATCCACATATATAGAGGAATAGGACAGGATTTTGATACCGTTTCGGGTGTCGGGAAGCTGGGAGAGATCCTCCCTGACATTGATTTCAGTCGGGCTGTCGCGCTTGAAGGCGGAGCCCGCGTGGGTCCCGAACATGAAGTCACGGCTGAGTCGGTCGTCTTTGTCCGCCGTGTGCCTCAGGGGGTTACGGCAGCTCTCATTATAACCGGAGTTGTTGCCGTATGCGCCGGAGTTGGCGGAGGAATTGCGCTCTACCAGTCCAGGGTTGCTATGGAAGAGGCGGAGAACGCGATGAAAAGCAGCAGGCTTGATGACGTGGACGCGCTGCCGTTCTGCCGTGGGGCATCCAACCAGGGGGCGCAGGGAAGGGCTCTTCCGTACATAATCGGGGAGGCTTATTTCACGCCCGTCCGCTCGCAGCCGAAAACTTTCGTTGTTTCCGGAACGAACGGCACGGGGCAAAGATGCCTTATGACGTTCGAGGCCGGCTACAAGAACCTTGTATTTAAAAAAGTATTTGTCGGCGAGCATGTGGTCTGGGAGAATGCGGGAGCAACTGTCCCTCAGGACGGGCAGTTTCAGCTTACCGGCGGAAGCCGTTTCGGAGGTTCCGGAAGCTATGTTGAATTCCGACAGGGCGGTGTGTTCACTGACCCGATGCTCAACGTGAAGGTCGTGTCCGACTATTACAGGGAAATGCTCGACCATCCGTATGGTGCGCGGGCGGAAGAACTGAAACACTTTTATGCGGCATGTCCGGAAAACACGATGGCCGTTGACGTGACCATCCTTTTTGACGGTCTTAGAAAAAAGAACGGGGATTCCTACGAATCGCGGACGGCAACTATTAAGCTGTGGTGGTCGAATCTTGACGACCCGGATCCGGAAAACGATTCCCACTGGACTGAATTTGCACCGGGCGAGATGTTTGACCAGAACGGAACCAGGTCAGGCACTTTTACATACAACAGCAAGACCCAGATGCGATTCACTGCTCACAAGGATTTTTCCATTTCAGAATGCCGGGACAAAAAAATTTCTATAAGGGCGATGCGCACTTCTCCACGCGCGGAATCCGGAAGCCAGGAGAACTGCTACCTTTATTTTATCAACTCAAAGATTTTTGATCCGCAAAAAACGGACGATTCCCTGGTGCCGATGAAACCTGTCGAGGATGAGATCCGTGAGATGACCACACGGTTGGCGGTGGTCGTAAATGCCGACAAGGACACTGACGAGAACTTTGACCGAATCAGCTTTGTTGCCGTAGGAACGGCTCCGGTCTGGGAGGGTACGGCTGACAACGGACACTGGACGGTAGAAAAAGTTCCTACCCGAAATCCGGCATCATGGCTTCTCGAAGTTATGACCAGCGACGTGCATGTACACAGCCGGTATTCCCGTGACGAGCTTGACTTGGATTCTTTCGGGGCATGGTATGTGTATTGCGAGGAAAAAGGCTACCATGTCGGCGGTGTCATTGATTCTGACATGAAGAAAGAGGACATCTGCTCCAGAATTCTTGCCGCCGGGGATGCCAGTCTCTTGCGCAACAATCAGGGGTTCTATTCCGTAGCCATTGACAAGGCTGAATCAGTACCCGTTGCCCTGCTTAATGCACAGGATGTCCGAAGCCCTTCCGTTTCCAAGAATTTCTGCCGGCGTGCTGATGGGCGCAAGGTCACGTTTTTGAACCGGGAAACATGGAAGATGGAATCTCTCTACATCATGCGTGATGGATCTTCGGGACGGACGCCGCAGGACGTGATAACAGAAGATTCTCCGCCATTCATTACGGACGCCGCCCATGCGATCAGATATGAACGGAGGAAGCTCGCGCAGGAATATCTCCAGCCGAAGACTCTTTCCGTCAAGGTGGGACCGGAGGGCGCGTATTATCCGATCTATTCCCTGGTCAAAGTTCAGCTTCCACAGATCCAGGCGGGCACAGCATCTTCTGTTATCCAGGAGACGGAAATAATTGACGGACGGCTTACCCGTGTCCGGCTTGCAAATAAGGTCACGCTGTCCGGCACGCTTCGGAACGGTGCGGTCATCTGGGCGGAAGGGACCGACGGGAAACAGATTCTTGAACTGGAAATCTCCGGGACGGGAGAAACCAGCACGCTTATTTTTACAGAGCCGCCCCGTGTCCGGTCGCTCCAGGCCGTCCCCCGTCCAGGAAATATTGTAAGCCTGGGTGTACTCGATGGGCAGGGCAGGTTTGAGACAGTCACCCGTCCATACAAGGTCATGGGATTCTCAAGGGCTGACTACGGCTACACCCTGGAACTTAAAGATTATTGCCCGGAAATATATGAGGACGGCCCCGTTCCTGATTACGTGTCCGTTGTTTCTCCTCGCATCCCTGCAAAACCTGGAATAGATCTGTCGGCTTCTGCATCTGATCTTCTGGACATGTCGGTTGAATTGAGCAGGGAAATTTCTTCACTTGAATCCGGAGCGACTTTGCATGATCCCTCTGCTCCCGTGTCGGTATTGGCAAAAGCTGAGCGTGACTGGCTGTCACTCTCATGCGAGCCGGGGGGATCAGGATTGTCCGAAACTCCTCATCATGTCGTATGGGCTTTGAGCCGTGATGCAGGATCTACATGGACGGAAGAGGAATCTTCATCTGCTGACATGCGCTGGACATTCGACCGGGCTGTGGACGGTTATCCGGAATGTACGGATTTCAGTTCGTGGCGGGTAAAGTGCAGGATCGTTAATCTGGGCGAGAGAACAGGACCGTGGTCACAAACTGCCACTGTCGATGTGACAGGATACGGAACTTGGGTCGTAGGAGCTCCTGTGATAACAAGCAAAGTTGTTGACCGCACCGTAATCCTTCAGATGTCAATGGCGAACCCACAGAACAGAGAGATATACGGTAACATCCGTTATCACGTCCGTGTCCGCCGCGGAGCGATACCAGGATACCACAGCGTCAAATATTGGATGCATGACACTGACGGAGACGAATACTGGTACCTGCTGAGCAATGACGGTAAGCTTGACGAGAGCGTGGTGAAGGATGACGGGTGGACCCAAGGGACACAGGCGCAGTATACAGAAGACAGCCCCGATCCGTTTGTCTCGCTTGAAGACCCTGAGCCGGGCCGTACCTATGCATACTGCGTTAATGAGACGGACATTCCCGGAGACAGCGTGTGGCATAAGCCTACGGTCAGAAAAGACCCGTATGCTGACAGCGGAAATTATTATGATGCTGACAGCGGAACTCAGGACGGAAGGTATGTCGTGTCCGACGGGACGTACACGCAGACAATGCCTCTTTGGTTCGACGACGGGACGGTCCATAACCTCATGAACACCCCCTACTGTTTCGACGTGCGGTGCGTAAACGAGGCGGGAGCCGGAGACTGGTATTCCGGCGCGGCTGATTGGAGCGCCGGGCATGACGGCTACCAGGTCGTCGCATTGTGCACCAACATCAGGGACATCGTGCGGGCGAACGAGACTGCAAAACAGGCTTATATTGAGGAGCTATCCGCCATCACCGCCAACCTCGGTGAGATTTCGGAGGGAAGCCTTGCAGGGTCGGCCAACAACTATTGGACGCTCTCAACTAAGCCGGGCGCAAACCAGAACAAAGATTATCAGGGCGCGTTCAGGGTCGGGGATGACAAGGAATTCTTCCAGGTCGAGCCGCGGATTGTGAACGGACAGATTGCAGGGTACAACATCAGCCTGAAGGCCTCGAACATATCGTTCTCCTCCAACGGAGGGGTTGAGGTCAAGGAGATGGATTTGACATCAGGTACTTTTATTTATGATTCAAATGACAGCAGCGTTCGGCTGTACCTTTCTGCGCAGGGAATTGAGGTGCAGAAAAAAATCGACGACTCACAGGATTGGACGCCCGCTAATATCAGGCACGCCGGAATGCTTAAGATACACACGATCAGGCACAACGGGGTGAATCATACATCGCTCATCATCACCGATGACGAGGACTCCGTGAGATTCGGCGAGACAGTCGAGAACGTGACGATCTATCATTTTTCCGGCAACGTGCTTGACGAAAATGGAGCCGACCCGAAATCGCTGAACCTCAGCGCATCCAAGCTTGACAAGGACGGATACCTGTCAGAAGGGTACGCGATGGGGAGCTACAACGGCATCATATCGGCGGAGCAGGATTCTCAGTCTGTTTTGCTTACCAAAGCGAACCTTATGTACATAAACGGGCAGACTGTCACCGCGGACGGAACGTTAGAGGGTGCGCCGCTGTACAGGCAGCTTAACGAGGCGGCGGCGGCGAGCTGGGGACTTACTCAGGCACAAATCAATTCAGGCATATTCAGAGGAGTGTGATTATGGCAGATTATCAGGTTGCATGGGACGGGCTTAAGGCGTTGCTGGAGAGCCTGCCGATGAATACGGCTCAGACACCGTACAGCGTCGAGCTCACGTCAGTGACTGCTGATTTTTTAAGGGACTCAGGAAAGCCTGGCTCTCTTGGAAATGTATTGAGCCGTGACGGACATTATGTGGCATTGTCATTCGGGCCTGAATGCAGTGCTGTGCTCAGCGAGCTGACATCAGCATCGGGCATGTTCCATTACTGTACCTCCCTCGTCTCCGTTGACGTTTCCGGCATGTCCAGCGTAACGGATGCAACGGGCATGTTCAATCATTGTACCTCCCTTGTCTCCGTTGACGTTTCCGGCATGTCAAGCTTAACGGATGTATTGCACATGTTC